GTAGGACTGTTCGCCAGCTTCAATCGCCGTCGAGTCGAGCATGTCGTTGACAGTCTGGCTCTCGTCAAGCGAGACGACGTGTGCACGGTCAAGTCGGCCACGCTCGGCCTCGTAACGGGTATAGGGGAAAGAGGCCCCGTAGGTCGTGTCGTCACCGGCAGCAACGGCGCTGTTACCGCCCAGTGAAGGCACCATTGCAATGACGGCAGCCGCGCCAACTGCTCCCACAATCTTTCGGTGTTTCATGAAGAAGTTCTTCCTTTGTATCGGCAGCGACACCACTTCCGCATATGAGATTGCGAAATTTGGTCGCCTCTAGGTGTCGAAATAGGCAGCCCGACCGTTTTTACGGCTATGAGAAGGCCTATACGTTTTCAACCCTAAGGAAGCTTCGTGGGAGCATTTGCAAAGGAATCTTGATTCGGACTCATCATCTGCTACAAGATTTCTGCACGAATTCTTATGAATTACTTATACATTTCGATGCGCATAATTTAGCGGATTTACGCGCAAAGTGATGCGCATCGATGCGTAACAAATCTTTGCTTCAAGTTACACGGAAAGCACGCTTTCCGAAGCCTTGGAAGCGAATATTCACCAAGTTTTTTCGCTGGAATTTTCGATTTCAACGTCTGCGGTCCCTCTGCGTAGATCCTTTATGCATCATTGGGTAGAGCACCGCCCCCAAAGACCATTAAAGTGCGAAATAACAACAGAAAGCCTCGGAACTTCAACGAAGTTCCGGGACTACTTGTGGAGATGGGGGGAACTGAAACCAACTGTTGGGAAACCGGGGTTTTTGGGAACCGCACTAAAGTTGATACCCCTATGATACCGCCCGGCGATGCCAGCCGCTCCCAGGTCGGTTTTCAATCCGGGGCCGGACTGTATAGGTTATAACCTATTTCATCTGATCTATGGCACAGTATCTCGACGGCAATCCTGGCCATACGCACGTCCACACCGAGCGAGTCAGCCAAGGCTTCTATAGAGCTGCAGCGCCGCAGCTCCCTCTCCACCTCTGCAAGGCTTACGAGCAGGCGCACCGCCAGGCGGTCTGCCCTGGCCTCTCCGCGCCCATCCTGGCACGCCGTGTGCCCGAGCAGGATGTGCGCGAGTTCGTGGGCGAGAGTGGAGCGCTCCACCGGCTGAGTCATCCCACGCCGGAGCCAGATACGTTTCCCGTCAGTCACGCCGAGCGAGCCGGTGAGCCTGCGGGTGTATAGGACGGGAACCCCCAGCGCTTCGGCGAGCTGGTACGGGTCTACGGGGCCGCGCAGGTGTGCTGCGCCTTCGCCTTCCTTGAGTAAATCCAGCATCTACTGAGGCTAAACACAGACACTGGCAGCTGCGTGCAGTTTTAGAGTTCTTGGGATTCTTCGCCCAGGGAGTCCAGGGCCGCCGCTTCCCTGAGTACTTTCCAGGCCACCAAATTAAGAGCACGCGCTACAGCAACAAGCTCATCTACATAAAACGGCTGTTCAAGGTTAAAGCAACGCTGAAGCCGGATGCGATTAACGCCGCTGCGCTCGGATAGCGTTCTGAAGCTGATCCCCTGCGCTTCTTTAGCCTTGATGTACAGATCTACCACTGCCATAGAGGTAATTCCGGGTTCCAAAGGTTTACGTCCCATGTTCTAAATAGTTCCACAAATAGACACTCTGGGTCAAAGGTCTTGGGGTTCTTCGCCCAGGGAGTCTAGGGCGGCTGCTTCGCGCTCTTCGGGACTGTCCGGATCGACACGCCTGGCCGCGAGCACAAACTCAGCATCTTCGGGGAGATCGTCGTCGAAAGCCGGGAGCAACACTGACTGGTAACTACCATCATCTTTTAGCCGCGCCTCGGCCTCCGCGAGCAGCGTAGATAACCTGATGCCGAGAGCCCTGCAGAACGAGTCCAGGACGGTGATTGTCACCGGAGCAGTGGGGCCACCGTCGGACAGTAGCCGGATTACGCGCGATTTAGACACGCCTGATAGCTCTGAAAGTGTGCGACGCGACACATTTTTACGCTCCATTTCGAGACGCAAAACGTCAACGACAGCACACTCAAATGCTTGTGGCTCAAAGGCTTTAACACTCATAGCCTCCATTATGACCCATATCCGGGCCAATGGGAACGGGACTCAGGAAAACACCACTCGATGCTCAGCGAACTTGCAATGACCCAAAAATGGGTCTTTAATGTTCTTAGCGACCCACTTTCGGGTCACGAAGATATTGAAAGTAAGGAGGTAGGCAATGGAATCCCTGCAGCTCGAAATTAACGCACAGCTGGAAGCTTCCGGCATGTCGGTACGCGAGTTCGCCGGGATCGTCGGAATCCCACGAACAACGCTGCAGCGAAAGCTCTCCGGCGAGTCTGAACTGTCTATCAGCGAGGCCGCAGCGATAGGGAAAGCTTTCGGCTTCGAATCCGTCAGTGCGTTCGTCAAGCACGCCGAAGAGGCCGCAGAAAAGAAAGCGTCCTGAACCGTGAGTGCGCACATCGTCGTCCACACGCCGGAAGGCGGCGCAGTCCCCCTGGAGGGCTGCCCGGTCAGCGTCATCGAGACCCGGGCCGCCGAAAACACTTCCGACCTGATCACCGTCCGCCAAGCAGCCGCAGAGCTGCAAGTGCAGCCCAACACCATCTACCGGTGGTGCGCTCGCGGACTACTCCACCCCGTCCGACTCGGAACACGCGCGGTGCGTCTGCGCCGGTCCGACATCGAACGGCTGAAGAAGAACTAACAAAAAAGCCCCCACGAGGTGGCAACCCCGCGGAGGCCTGACCCTGAAAGGACCAAAACAAATGCACACCCATAATACACCGGCCCCAGGCTTCCTCGAGAAGCTCACTGGGCTGTCAGACCACACGGTCACCCCGAACACCGGGAAGCTTGTCAGCTTCACCCGCCGTGACCGCCGGATCCTCGGAGCTACCCGCCAGCTCCCCGAGCACCTGCGCGTGCAGTTTTTGCACGACCACCCGATGACTTTCAACTGTGATGGAGGCGAAGCGGCATGACGACTCTCACCAGCCCCGAGTGGCACCGGATCGCCGATCAGCTCAACGAGCTGTCAGCCCAGCTCGACTCAGTGAAATTCCACGTGATGCTCACCGGAGATGTCCTGCTTTTCGCCAGCATCAACATCGCCTCGCTCCAGGCCTCCCTAGCGGCGGACCTGGCCAAAAAGAACGCCTAGAAAGGACCAGAACAATGATCGTAGATAAGCGGATCGTCGAGTCGGTCCTCAAGGCCGTTCCCGCCAAGGGCAAGAGTGTCCACCGCTCGCATATTCTCAAGATCACTGAGGGCGGCTGGCTCTTGGCTCTCGCAGGCGACGCAACGACCGGCTTTGCAGTCCGGATCACCGTCGATAAAGACAACGTCAACATGGCGTTCGAGGCCCGCGCCGAGATCGAGCCAGGCTACTACAGCCGAGACGCTCTCGCCCGCTGGGTGCACCCCATGGGCGGTGAGACTCCGGAGCCTCTGACCGAGGTTCAGGAGAAGCACGCCTACATCAGCACGGTCTCCGGCTTGACGCAGATCCTGGAGCCTTTCGCGAAAGAGGACCTCGGCTATCGCGAGACCGTCGCTGAACCTGAAGGCCACATGCTCCCGATGCTCTCCCTCGCACCGGTCCTGAAGATCAAGTGCGTACAGCCGCGCACTCCGATCAAAGCCCCGAAGCCTGTCGAGGCCCTCCACGTGGGCTGGGAAAAGCGTCCCAGGGCTGGCTCTGGCCTGTGGGTGGTCGCCTGGCACTCTGATCGCCTCCGCGCGGTCTCCATGCCCGTACACAACGGGGTGCCGCGATGAACCCCGGAGTGCTCGACTACACGGGCGAGGCCGTAGTGGACGTGCGCAGCGCCGGGATCCCCGGAGTCGTCAAGCTCACGATCCACACCTCGGAAACCTCCACCTCCGCCCTGCTCGACTCATACACGCTCGGCGAGCTGCGAACCATCATCCAGAAAGCTCTTGAAAGGACACAAGACAAATGACCACCAACGAATCTCTCATTGCCGCGCTCGCCGAGTTCGCAGCCGATCTCGCGACCAACCTGCAGAACCTCTCCGCTAAGGCCGCAGCCTTCAGCCAGCGTCTCCAGGCGGTGGAGACCACCGTCCAGGAAACCAAGCCCAAGAAGGCCCCCAAGAAGGCCGCCAAGGCACCCGAGCCTCAGCCCGAGCCGGAGGCCGCGCCCGCCCTCACCCTCGAAGATGTGCGCGCTTCTCTCGCAGCCGTTGTCAAGAACGGCGGCAGCGCCAAAGTCCGCGACGCGCTCGCCGATATGGGAGTCTCCAAGCTCTCTGACCTGGATCCGAGCCGCTTCGGTGAACTCTTGGAGGCCGTCAATGCCTGAGATCCACGCGACGCTCTCCGCCTCCAGCGCGCACCGCTGGCTGGAGTGCACGGCCGCGCCGTCCCTGGAGGCCACCGTCCCAGCTGGAACGGCAGTGAGCGAGGCGGCCCTGGAGGGCACCGAGGCGCACGCCATGGCCGAGGCCAAGCTCCGCGCGGCCCTGGAAGGCCGCCCAGCTCCCGAGCCTACCGACAACACGGAAATGGAAGAGTGCACTAATGCCTATGTCGAGTTTGTTCTCGACGCAGCTAAGGCTCTCGCCCCTGCTGAGGTAGCCGTCGAGCAGCTGGTCGACTTTGGCCACCTGGTCCCTGGCGGCTTCGGCACGGCTGACTGCATCGTCATCTCCGAAGATACCCTGCACATCATCGATCTGAAATATGGCAAGGGCATCAAGGTGGAGGCGGAAGGCGACCCGCAGCTCAGGCTCTACGCCCTGGGCGCTCTCGCCGAGTTCGGAGTGCTCTACGACGTGTTGCACGTCAAGATGACGATCTTCCAGCCCAGGCTCTCCCACTACTCCACCGCCGAGATGGAGCGCGCAGACCTGGAAGCATGGGCCGCTAATGAAGTGGTGCCCGCCGCCAAGGCTGCAGACTCTGGCGAAGGAGACTTCAAGCCTGGCGAGCACTGCCGCTGGTGCCGTGCGAAAGCGATCTGCCGAGCACGCGCGGAAGAAAACCTCGCCCTCACGCAGAAGGAGTTCGCCAAGGCCCCGGAGCTTGCCCCTGAAGAGATCGCCGAGATCTTGGAGAAGGGTAAGGACCTGGCCGCCTGGGTGAAAGACCTCGAAGAATGGGCCTCAGCCCAGCTCAAAGCAGGCGCGGCCGTGCCAGGTCTGAAGCTGGTCGCGGGACGCGGCCGCCGGACTTTCACTGATCCGGAGGCCGCCGCCACCACCGCAACGCTCGCAGGCTTCGATGCCTTCGAGCAAAAGCCCCTCTCCCTCTCCGCCCTGGAGAAGCTGATGGGCAAAAAGAAGTTCGCCGAGATCCTCGGCTGCTTCGTCACCAAAACCACCGGAGAGCCGCAGCTGGTCGCGGCCTCTGATCCGCGCCAAGCGTGGAACCCCGTAACCCCGGAATCTGAGTTCACGAAGGAGAACTGAAACCATGTCAACCCGAATCATGCTGAAGAACGTCCGCCTGTCCTACGCACACGTGTGGGAACCCCAGCCCGCACGCGAAGCGGATCGCGAGCCGAAGTACGCGACCTCAATCATTATCCCCAAGTCCGACGCAGCGCAGATCAAGAAGATTGAGGCAGCCATCGAGGCCCTTCTGAAGGCCGAAGGCCCCGCCAAGTTCGGCGGCAAGGTCCCGCCTCGCGGATCCCTGAAGCTCCCGCTGCGCGACGGCGACACCGAACGCGACGATGAGGCCTACCAGGACGCAATGTTCTTGAACGCCTCATCCAAGACTCGCCCGGGCATCGTCGATCAGAACGTCGAGCCGATCCTAGATCGCGACGAAATCTACTCCGGCGTGTACGCGAACGTCTCCATCGAGCTGTACCTCTTCAACGTCAACGGCAACCGTGGCGTGGCCTGCGGCCTCGGGAACATCCAGAAGGTGCGCGACGGCGAGGCCCTGGGTGGCGGAGCCATCAAGGCCGAAAACGAGTTCGCCGTGGTCGACGACTCGGACTCTGACTTCCTCGCCTGACCTACACCTCTAGGTCTTACAGCCCGAGCGGAACGCTCCCAGGTTCGAGCCCTGGGCGGGCACAAAAAACCACACCCCACCAACTTGAAGGAGGTGCCCATGAAAACCCTGAATATCGACATCGAGACATACTCCGAGGCGAGCCTGTCGAGCGTCGGAGTCTACCGGTACGCCGCAGACCAATCGTTCACGGTACTGCTCTTCGCCTACAGCATCGACGCTGGCCCGGTGCAGATCGTGGACCTAGCCCAGGGCGAGAGTCTGCCCGCTGAGGTCGAGGCCGCGCTAAGTGATCCCACGGTCCAGAAGTGGGCTTTTAACGCCCAGTTTGAGCGCGTCTGTCTCTCGGCCTACCTGGGCGCGAAGCTCAATCCACGAGGCTGGTACTGCTCTATGGTCTGGTCCACGTATGCCGGTATCCCGCTGAACCTCGCGGGAGTCGCCCAAGCGCTCCACCTGGAGACCGAGAAGATGACCGAGGGTAAAGACCTCATCCGAAAGTTTTCTCAGCCCTGCAAGGCCACCAAGACCAACGGAGGCCGCACCCGCAACCTCCCTGAGCACGCGATGGAGGACTGGGAGACTTTCAAGGCCTACTGCCTCCGAGACGTGGAAGTGGAGCGCGCGATAGCCTCGCGGTTGTCTCCCCTGCCCATGCCCCCGTTCGAGTGGGAGAACTACTGGAGAGACCAACGCTTCAACGACATGGGCGTGGGTATCGATGTGGAGCTGGCCTCGAAAGCCGTCGAGGCGGACCGGGAGATCAAAGAAGCCCTCTATACCCAAATGAAGCGCTGGACGGGAGTCGAAAACCCGCAGTCGGTGACGCAGCTGCTCGGCTGGCTCCAAGAGCACGGAGCGCAGCTGCCCTCCCTAGCGAAGGCTGACGTGGCCTCGGCCCTGGAAGAGGCAGACGGCAGTGCGGCCGATGTACTCGCGGCCCGTCTGGAGATCGCCAAATCTTCGGTGAAAAAGTACGAGAAGATGCTCGACTGCGTATGCCCGGATGGACGCGCGCACGGGCTGCTGCAGTTCATGGGAGCCGGGCGCACCGGGCGCTGGGCGGGCCGTCTGGTCCAGGTCCAAAACCTCCCGCGCCAAACTTTCGGCGACCTGGAGGAAGCCGCCGCCCTGGTCAAGGCCGGGCAGGCTGACATGCTCGGCCCGCTGTGGGGATCCGCGCCGAACGTCCTCTCAGAGCTGATCCGCGCGGCTTTCGTCGCCGCCCCGGGTAGCCGCTTCCTGGTCGCCGACTTTTCTGCCATTGAGGCCCGCGTGATCGCCTGGCTGGCTGGCGAACAGTGGGTGCTGGACCTGTTCAAGAACGGCGGAGACATCTACTGCGAGACCGGCAGCCGTATGTTTGGCCAGGAAGTCAAGAAACATTCTCCCCTGCGCCAGAGGGCCAAGGTCGCTGTGCTCGCGTGCGGGTATCAGGGTGGCGTTGGAGCGCTCAAAGCCATGGGAGGCGAAAAGCTGGGACTGGGCGAGGATGAAATGGCCTCCATCGTCGAAGCCTGGCGTAAAGCTAACCCGCGTATTGCGCAAATGTGGTGGGATGTCAACCGAGCCGCCCTCGAAGCTATCAAGAACGGTACCTCCCAGATGGTGGGCCGGATCAAGGTCTATCAAAAGCTGGGCGCGCTAGTCATCGCCCTGCCCTCCGGGCGTGAGCTGATCTACCCGTCCCCTCGCGTGGGCGAAAACCGCTTCGGCGGAGAGTCCATTACTTTCATGGGGCTGGGCCTTAACCGCAAGTGGGGCCGTATCGAGACCTACGGCGGGAAGCTGGTCGAAAACATCGTCCAGGCGACCGCTAGGGACGTTCTCGCCCACTCCATGGCGACCCTGGAGGCCGCCGGATACCCCACGGTGATGCATGTTCACGACGAAGTGATTACGGAAGTGCCCTACGGGCGCGGCTCAGTCGATGAACTCTGCTCCCTCATGTCACGCGGCCCTAAGTGGTCGAAAGGTCTACCCCTCGCAGCCGAGGGCTTCGAGTCAACCTACTACAAGAAAGGATAGAAACAGTGCAGTTGAAAATCTCCACAGCCCCTCGGCGCACCTCCACCAAGTGGCTTAACAGCACGATCGACTGGGCCGAGCTGTGCGAACGCCTGGCCCAAACTCACCGCACGCCGGAAACTCTCGCGCAGTTCCTGAAGATGACGCACGCCGAGCAGTCCGACGTGAAGGACGTGGGCGGCTTCGTCGCAGGCCACCTGGCCGAGGGCAGGCGTAAGAAAGGCTCTACGCTCTGCCGCTCGGCGCTCGCCCTGGACATTGACTTTGGCACGCCGGATGTGTGGCTGACCCTAGCTGAAGAACTGACCTGCGCGGCCTGCGTCTACACCACCCACAAGCACACGCCAGAAGCTCCGCGCCTTCGTATCGTGGTCCCCTTGGCCCGCGAGGTCAGCGCTGAAGAATATGTGCCAGTTGCTCGCGGCTTCGCTTCGCGTATCGGCATGGACTACTTCGACGATTCAACCTACGAGCCGCACCGCCTCATGTACTGGCCTTCAACGCCGGTTGACGGCGAGTTTGAGTGCTTGACGTTCGAGGGTGAGCCGCTCGACCCTGACGCGATCCTGGACAGCTACACCGACTGGCAGGATGCGTCCACCTGGCCGATGTCAACCAGGCAGGTCAGCGTTGTTGCCTCCACAGCCTCCAAGCAAGAGGATCCTAGGGAGAAAAGCGGCATCGTGGGCGCGTTCTGCAAGGCCTACACGATCCAGGAGGCTATCGAGGCCTTCATCCCTGCCTATGAAGCGATCTCAGAGGATCGCTACACCTACACGCCAGGCGAGGCTACCGGCGGCCTGGTGGTCTACGAAAACGGGCTGTTTGCCTACTCGCACCACGGCTCAGACCCTGCCGGGCAGCAGCTGTGTAACGCTTTCGACTTGGTGAGGCTCCACAAGTTCGGTGAACTCGACCGCGACGCTCAGGGAGCGTCCGGCGGGAAAGCTCCCTCTTATAAGGCGATGACCGCCTGGGCGGCAGATCTGCCCGAGGTGCGCTCCCAGCTGCTTCTCGCGGCTGTGGATGAGTTCGAGACGGTCACGGGAGAGTCCGGCGAGTGGATGGCAGACCTGGATCTGGAGACCGATAAGGCGGGCAAGCTCCGCCCCACCTTGCCGAACCTGGTTACCTTGCTTCGCGCCGATCCGAACCTGAAAGGCATCGCGTATGACGAACTGTGGTGCTCTATCGCGGTGAAAGATATCCTGCCCTGGGCGCGTCCGGCTCTGCCCTGGAGGGACGTTGACGACGCGAACCTGGCCGCGTATGTGGAAGAGCGTTTCGCGCGCTTCGCCGAGCGCGACCTGAAAAACGCGCTGGCGATTGTCGCAGACGAACGCAAGTTCCACCCGGTGCGCGACTACTTGAAGACACTTCCCGCCTGGGACGGGATCGAGCGAGTAGACACGCTGCTAGTGGACTACCTGGGCGCTGAAGATGATGAGTACACGCGCGCGGTCACCCGTAAGCTGCTCTGCGCGGCCGTTAGGCGAGCCAAGAAGCCGGGAGTCAAGTTCGACACCATGCTAGTGCTCGCAGGCCCGCAGGGTATCGGTAAGTCAACCCTGATCGCGCGCCTGGGCGGAGACTGGTTTAACGACTCGCTATCTCTCGCTGACACGCGGGATAAGACGGCCGCCGAGAAGCTCCAAGGCTTCTGGATCCATGAGTTCGGCGAGCTCGCGGGACTGCGCAAGGCCGATACAGAGTCTTTGCGTTCCTTCCTCTCACGCCAAGATGACATCTACCGTGGAGCCTACGAGCGCCGAGTGTCCCGCCATCCGAGGCAGTGCGTCTTTTTCGGCACCACCAACGCCGAGGACGGCTTCCTCACCGATCCCGCAGGCAACCGCCGTATGTGGCCAGTCGACGTGCCGGGCGACTGCATCGCGAAGCCCTGGGACCTGACCGACCGGGATGTCGCCCAGATCTGGAGCGAGGCAGTCACCCTGGAGCGCGCGGGCGAGCCGCTGCACCTGACGGGCGCGGTCGCCAGGATGGCGAAAGAGCGACAGAGGGACGCTATCGAGGTTGACGAGCGCGTGGGCATGATCGCCGAGTTCCTAGACAAGCCGATCACGTCCGACTGGGCGAAGCTCGGAGCCGCCGAGAGGCGTAACTGGTTCATGGGGATCGCCCCTGACTCCGAGCCTCGCGAGCTAGTCCAGCGTGACAGTGTGAGCGTGATTGAGATCTGGTGCGAGTGTCTCGACAAACGCCAGGCGGACCTATCCAGGCGTGACTCTTACTGGATCGGAAACGCGCTGAGAAAGCTTGGTTGGGAGAGCGGAAAGCGCCGCGTCTACTGCGGCCCGTATGGGAGGCAGAGGGCTTTTATGAGGCTCCCGGAAGCGTCGAAAAAAGATGTTTTCTAGCAACAAACTACGGGACAAGCTCAGGGACAAGCTCGGTTTTTTTTTTTGGGAACAAGCTCCGAGCGACGCTCTGGAACAAGAATGGTTGAAAACTTACTTGTTCCAGAGCTTGTCCCGGAGCTTGTCCCTAAAAAAAACCGCTAAATATCAATGAAAATAAGTCTCTGGGGACAAGTGGGACAAGAAATTACTATATAGAGTAAATGGGCATATACACACCCCGTATAGGCGCATATACACGTATATACACGTATATATAGGGCTTTTCAAAGTTTGCCGAAATTCTTGTCCCACTTGTTCCCAGAGCACACGGCGGAGGAGGCCGGTGTGCGAGAAAAAACAGTCGAACAAAAACTAGTCCAAGCAGTGCGCGCCAAGGGCGGTGTGTGCTGGAAGTTCACCTCACCCTCGACGGTCGGTGTGCCTGACAGGGTGGTGATCCTGCCCGGTGGGCATATCGGCTTCGTGGAGGTGAAGGCCCCAGGTGAAAAGCCTCGGCCCGTCCAGGCGATCCGGATCGAACAGCTTCGAGGTCTGGGCGCGGTGTGCCTGGTCCTTGATGACATCTCCGAGGTAGAGGCGGTGTGCGATGCAATTCAACGCGCATGACTACCAGCGCGCCGCCATCGACTACGTGGTGGAACATCCGCGCTGCGCGCTCTTCCTCGACATGGGCCTGGGTAAGACCGTCATCACCCTGTCAGCGATCCAAGACCTGACCCTCAATCGGTTTGAGGTCTCCCGCGTCTTGGTGATCGCGCCGCTCCGAGTCGCTCGCGACACCTGGGCGGACGAAGCCGCGAAGTGGGATCACCTGGCCAGCCTGGACGTGGCCTGCGCCGTGGGGGATGCGAAGCAGCGCTCTAAGGCTATCGAGAGTGGCGCGTTGGTTACGACGGTAGGCAGGGACACTATTCCCTGGCTGGTGGAGCACTACGGGAAAGCCTGGCCGTTCGACATGGTGATCCTCGATGAGTCTTCATCTTTCAAGAACCATCAGTCCAAGAGGTTCAAGGCCCTGAAAAGCGTTCTGCCGAAAATCACTCGGATGGTCGCCCTCACCGGCACGCCCGCCCCTAACAGCCTGCTCGACATCTGGGCGCAGTTCCGCTTGATTGACGGCGGCCAGCGCCTTGGCCATTTTCTCACCCACTACCGAGATGAGTTTTTCCAGCCGGATAAGCGCAGCGCCGCCCAGATCTTCACCTGGAAGCTCAAGCATGACGCGGACCTGGCGATTTACGCCAGGATCAACGACATCACCCTGTCGATGAGCGCGGTAGATCATCTGGACCTCCCGCCTGTGACCTCCACAGTTGTGCCTGTCGACCTCCCGGCCTCCGCCAAGAAGGCCTATAGAGACCTAGGCGAGCAGATGCTGCTCAGCCTGCCTGGCGGCCTGGTGGACGCGAAGAACGCGGCAGGCTTATCAAACAAGCTCATGCAGCTGGCCTCCGGGAGCTTGTACACCGAGCAAGGCACAGCCGAGCTGGTGCACGAGGCGAAGATCGAAGCCCTAGCGGATCTGATCGAGGCCGCCAGCGGCTCCCCTGTCATGGTGGCCTATTGGTTCAAGTCTGACCTGGCACGTCTGCTTGAAGCCTTCCCCCAGGCGCGCGAGCTCTCCGACGCGGCTTCGATGAGGGACTGGAACGCGGGACGTATCCCGGTCGGTTTGATCCACCCGGCTTCAGCTGGTCACGGTCTGAACTTGCAGGAGGGCGGCCACCACCTGGTCTGGTACACAACTCCCTGGAGCCTCGAACTGTATCAACAGACTAACGCGCGTTTAGCGCGTCAAGGCCAGCGTTTCCCGGTCTCAATCCACCACCTTATTGCCCGTTCAACGATTGACGAGCGAGTCATCAAAGCCCTTGAAACCAAAGACGTAACACAGTCCGCGCTGATCGACGCGGTGCGGGCTGAACTCACCTCCCACAACACCACCATCTGAGGAGTCTTCATGTCTAACACCAATTACTGCCCGATCACCGGTGAGGCTATCGCACGCAACGAGACGATCAGCCGGAGCGCCGCAAACCGGATCGCAAGCCTAGTATCCAACCTCCCTTCCCTCATGGAAGATGCTTTCTATTCCCTCACCTCTCACGGCTCGCACGGCGGCTCCGGCGCGGCCACGTCACGCCCGCCTCTGAGCGTGGACCTCATGGCTGAGATCGACGAGATGCGAGACTCACTCGACACCTGGGTGGTGGAAGTCCGCAACTTCGCCTGCCCGCCGATCCCCTACAAGAGCGGCGACTGGTACCAGGCCAAGCGGATCATTCAGTCCAGCGCAGACAGACTCCGCATGTGGCCGGACGCGCCACAGTTCCTGGACGAGCTTTCATATGCTCTCGCCAGGCTGGAAATGCTCACAAGCCCCGTGCGCTCTGAGCGCCGCTATGTCGGCCCCTGCCCGGAGTGCGAGCAGGACGTAACCGTGTTCCCGGAGGCCACCGTGGCTATCTGCCCGGCGTGCGGGATCCGGTTCGACGTGGACGCGGCCCTGGATGCTCTACGCGGTCAGCTGGCAGACATGTGGCTGCCACGCGAGCAGGCCAGGCGCGCGGCTGAGATCGTCGCGGCCCGCCCCGTGCCTCTCGGGAGCGTGAAAACCTGGATTGCGCGCGGAGAGCTTGCCCCGCGTAAAACCGGCACTGGCCCAGCGCTATATCGCGTCGGCGCGCTCGTGTCGCTGCTTGCGAAAAGCGCGTGAACCCTGCTAGTATGTTAATGGCTTTAGAAGTGTGTCTAGAGGCCGATAACATACTTTCCAACCCCGGTTTAGCGTTGATGCTTGCCGGGGTTTACTCATGCCCAGGGAGGGAGGCAACAGTGCCCAGACGCGAAGGCCCTAAAACAACACGGCTGAAAAAAGAACGCCGAGACCGTATGCATGAGGCCCTCGGCCTCCGCCTGTCCGGTTACCCATACCGCGCGATTGCTAAAGCGATGAAAATCAGCGTGGCCACCGCGCACAAGTACGTCGAGGACGCTCTCAAAGACATCACGCGAGACCGCGCAGAAGAAGTCCTCGACCTAGAGCTGCACCGCTGCGACGAACTGCTTGCAGTCGCCTACGAGAAGGCCGTCCGGGGCGATCTGTTCGCCATGGATCGCTGCCTCGCCATCATGACCAAGATTGAGAAGCTCCACGGAGTGGAATCACCCAAGGCCGCAGACGAAGCCAAGGAGACATACGACATGCTCACCCAGCTGCTCTCAAACTCCATCAAGGCCGCAGCCGCAACACCTGACTAAGGAGGGCACGGCATGTCTCTTTCAACTAAGCAGATCCAGGCTTGGCAGGACATGCTCAACCCCGCCTACAAGTTCATCCTCATGGACGGGGCCATCCGAAGCGGCAAGACTTTTTCAAGCCTCTTGGCTTTCCTGCACTGGATCCCACAAGCACCTAAAGGCCACCTCGCGATCATCGGCAAAACCCGAACGACGATCCAGCGAAACGTTCTCGACGTGATCGAGATGCTGGCACCCGGAGCCCTGGGCCGTCACTCCACCCGGTCTGACACGGCCGTTATCATGGGTCGCCGAGTTCAGCTGATCGGCGCGAACGACGCAGCGGCCGAGAGCAAAGTCCGAGGCGTAACTCTGGCCGGTGCCTACGTCGATGAAGCAACCCTGCTCCCTGAGCCTTTCTTCATCCAGCTACGCGGCCGCCTCAGCGTGCCCGGCGCTAAATTGATCGCCACCACCAACCCTGACAGCCCGTCTCACTGGCTTAAAACTGGCTTCATCGACCGGATCCCACGGCCCGGCAACACTGAGGCGCAGATCAGGGAACGCGGCCAAGAACCACTGGTTGACTGGGCGTTCCACCATTTCACGATGGATGACAACCCGGGACTGGAGCCGGAATACATCGAAAGCGTGAAACGCGAGTTTACGGGCCTTTGGTACCGCCGCTTCATCCAGGGCGAATGGGTGAGCGCGGAGGGAGCCGTCTATGACATGTGGGATCCAGCCGCCCACGTGGTGCCCTGGCAGAACCTGCCCATGATGACTGACTGCTACGCGGTAGGCATCGACTACGGCACCCAGAACCCCACAGCCGGGCTGATCCTCGCCCACGGTGAAGATGACATCCTCTACCTAGTGGATGAGTACCGAATCGACCGAACCAACCGAGGACACGGCACATGGACCGACGCGCAACAGTCTGATGGGCTGCTCACCTGGCTAAAGACGAAAGAACACGCGCCGGGTATGGACCTGGTTCCTGGCCGTATCATCGTCGACCCCGCAGCCGCCAGCTTCAAGGTGCAGCTGCGCCAGGATGGCGCGTGGGGCTTGACCGACGCAGATAACGATGTGTTGTACGGTATCCGCCTCATGGCCAGCCTCTTAGCCTCGGGAAGCCTGAAAATCTCAGACCGATGCAGCGGCCTGATCGGCGAAATACCCGGCTACAGCTGGGACAGCAAAGCCCAGCTCCAAGGCCACGATAAACCTATTAAGACCGCAGACCACAGCCTGGATGCTGCGCGCTACGCCCTGGCAACCACCGAGCGCAAATGGCGCGCACGAGTCGACCACAGACGCTACAAGACCTAGGAGGACCATTGCCACTCCCTGACCACAACACGCCGTGGCCGCCCGCAGGCTACCAAGCCCTCCTGGATGACATGAAGACGTGGGAGGCGTGGTGGATCGGTGACCCGCAGCGACTGTGGAACCTCTACCGCAGCGACTCGGACGTACAAGCACGCCACCGCCGCAACCTTTCGGGCTTCGTAGGACGCTTTTTCTGGGGCCGTAACCGAGGCACCACCTCGAACGGCGGGCCTTCGCGCGGTGATCTTCACATCCCTATCGCGTCCGACATCTGCGCCACTTCCGCTGATCTGCTCTACTCCACACCTCCACGTATCGCCGCGATTAACAAGGCCACATCAGACCAGATCGAGCGATACAAGGATGACGGCCTACTGGAAGCCCTCATCACTGGCGCGGAAACAGCCGCAGCCCTGGGCGGCCGCTACACGCGCGTAACCTGGGATCCCGCGATCCTCACCCGTCCGTTCCTATCCGTGGTTGACGCAGACGCAGCCCTGCCCGAGTTCCGATGGGGCCACCTGGTCGCTGTCACCTTCTGGACCGACCTCGCCTCGGATGGCTCGCACTTCATCCGCCACCTGGAGCGCCACGAGCTCGACGCAGCCGGTAACGGCGTGATCCTCCACGGCCTCTACGAAGGGACATCAACCAACCTGGGCCGCCTGATCCCGCTGACCGAGCACCCCTCGACCGCTCCCCTAGCGATGTTGGTCAACGACCAGGCAGAACTGAACGTCCCGCGCACTCCCGGCCTGAACGTTGTCTATACACCGAACATGACACCCCAAAGGCGCTGGCGACACCACCCGCAAGGCCGGTACATGGGCCGCTCCGACCTGGAAGGATCAGAGCAGCTTTTCGACGCTCTGGACGAAACCTATAGCGCCTGGATGCGAGACGTTCGCCTCGCCAAGGCCCGGATCATCGTTGACCGGTCAATGCTGGAAAACACCGGGCCTGGCGGTGACTCACAGCCCGCCTTCGATCTGGATCGCGAAGTGTTCACGCCGCTGGAAGGCTTCGGCGCTCTCAAAGACGGCGGGATCGCAGAGCCACAGCAATTCCAAATCCGCTGGCAAGAGCACCAACAGACCGCGCTAGACCTCACCCGCCAAATCATCCGCAACGCCCGCTACAGCATGGCGACGTTTGGTGAAGTCCAAGACACGGACATTACCGCGACCGAAGTCCGAGCGCGCCAAGCGACCACGGAAACCACTCGCGGGCGCAAGATCCGCTGTGAAAAGCCCGCCGTGCAGGCCCTCTTGGTGAAGATGCTCCGAACAGACCGAGCGCTTTTCAACGCGCCAGGCCTGGATGAAACAGACATCTCGGTCGACTTCCCACAGCTCCACCAGGCGACAGTCGCCGATAACGCCCAGACTGTGGCCACGCTGCGTGGTGTAGAGGCTCTCAGCCTCCAAACCAGTGTGGAGCTTGCCCACCCTGACTGGGATGACACGCAGATTCAGGAAGAGGTTAAACGCCTGCAGCGAGAACACCCGCTCTCATCACCTGACGACTGGAGGCCGTTCAACTCTTGACGTAGCCGGAAGGGAGATACTTAGCCTTGCTAGATCCTTCCGACTACGCGAACAGCCTCGCCCAGACCGTCTCCGATCTGGTCGCACAGATTGAAGTCAGGCTCATCTGGGAAATCGCACGGGACGTGAACCGAGGCCTGGGCGGAGGTAGCCGCTACGAGGTCGATATGACGGCCCGTTACGGCGCGCTCTACGCCCGTCTACAGCGCCAGCTCGGCAAGCCTTGGCAAAACGTCCTAACGACTGTGCAGGTGGCCCTGGATAAGGCGGCTGAGGCAGGCCAAGGCATGGCTGAGCGAGACCTGGCTGGCCGCCTGGCGAACCACCCGGAAACGCTCGGCGTGCCTGTGAGCAGCGTTCGCGCTCTCGAAGTGATCGCCTCAGACCTGCACCGCGTCCTCGCAGACCTGCCAGCCCTGGCACTGCGTAACGCTTTCGACAGTTACCAACAGATCATCTCCACGCCAGGCGCGCTGAACGCGACCGGAGTCCTCACTCGCCGCAAAGCGACGCAGGACGCGCTGAACGGCTTCGCGGCCCGAGGCATCGACGGCTTCACCGACAAAGCCGGTAGGACCTGGCATATCGACACCTACGCCGAGATGGCCACACGCACCGGCGCCGCCCACTCGCTCCGCGCAGCCTACGAGGGTGAGCTGATCGCCCGAGGCGAAGACCTGGTGCTAGTCACAGGGAACACCTACACCTGCAGGCTGTGCGCGCCCTGGCAAGACAAAGTGCTCTCCCTCACCGGTATGCATCCAGCTGGCACGCACCGTCTGCCCTCAGCTGTGGGCGATGGTTATGTGACCGTCCACGTGGCCGGAACGATGGAGGAAGCCCGAGCAGCCGGGCTGCACCACCCGAACTGCACGCACTCCGAAGGCCTCTACCTGCCAGGTGCGACCACAATCGAGCCAGGCACGATGGGCGTTAGAGACGCGGAGACCTACGACGCAAGCCAGAAACAGCGAGCCCTAGAACGCGAGATCAGGAAGCACAAACGCCTGCTAGTCGCAGCGATTACGGGCGAAGCTGAGAGCAAAGCCCGGGCGGCTATCCGAGGCTACCAAGCCCAGATACGCGAACTACTGGCCGAGCATCCGAAACTTCAGCGCAAGAGCTACCGCGAAGCAGTCCCGAAGCCCTCGGGCTTCCACACCTGGACGCGAGTCGCAGGGCCGAAGAAACCTCCGGGGAACATCGAAGCACACCCACTCGACAAACTTAAAACAGTTAAACCCGGAACTGTTAAACCCGGTAGGGTTGTCGTTCCTGCGGGTATGGCTAACCCGCCTAAAGCCCACGAATTAGAAACAGCGCGCCTCCTCTCCACATACGGAGTTGACGTAGAATTCTTGAAAGAAGTTTACGCAGACGGCAAGCGCAACCCAGATGTGCGGATGCTAGGCGGAATATGGGAGTTTAAAGCGCCTGAAGGGGATTCCGAGTCGAGCACTATCTCCAGTCAGTTCAAACGCGCGAGGAAGCAAAGCCGGCATCTAGTCCTAGATCTGCGGCGAACACCACTCGACGACGAACTCGCGATAGGTCAAGCAGTTCGACGCTTCCGTGGGCAGACAAAAATACTCGATCTCATCATCATTGATAAGCACGGACTATTGACTGTTCGCAGGTTACACGGTACCGTATAAGGCATAAGGCGAGGGAAGCCAGCCAGCCCACCAGTTAACCCGGGCAGGCCTCGGGTCTCTCGCCTTTAACTGTACCCGCAGACCGTTATACATGGTCGCGGGTTTTTATATACCCGGAATAAAAAAGTGCCGGGTTATCGGCCCTCCACTTTCTCTCGGCCACTTATTTCAGGCTCGCGGGGGATACCGGCCCGGCACCCCCAGCCTATCAAACCAATCTACGAAAGGCGATCCCCTCATGAACGAGCAGACCACCACGGAAGAAACCACCGAGGAAACCAAGGCAACCCCGCCCGAGCCTGACACCAAGGCCGAAGAGACCAAGGCAGAAGCCGAGGACACCACCGACGGCCTGCCTTCCGATCCCGAGCAGCTGCGCAAGATGGTTAAAGACCTGCGCAAGGAGGCAGCGAAGGATCGCGTGGCCGGTAAGGAGAAGGCGGCTGATGAAGCCCGCCGAGCCGTCCTCGACGAAATCAGTAAGGCTCTCGGTCTGTCTAAGAGCGACGAAGCGCCTGAGCTTACCGTAGAGCAGCTGACCGCCGAGCTCGCAGAGAGCAAGGCAGCTGGGCGTGCCTCGGCTCTTGAACTGGCCGTCTATAAGGCCGCAGGTGACCTGGCAGATCCGGCACGCCTGCTCGACTCCCAGAGCTTCCACACAGCCCTAAAGGACGTTGACCTCGCGGACGCTGAGGCCGTCAAGAACGCCGTCACAACCTTCACCAAGGATCACCCACACTTCGCCAAGACCCAGGCGGTCTCCGGCGCTTCGGCAATCGATAAACCCGCCGGGAGCGGGGCAGAAAAGCCGAAAAACCTACAAGACGCTATAGCCCTGCGCTTTAGCTGAATCCACCTAGAGAAAGGACCGCCTGAAAATGGCAGCAATCACTCTTGAAGAGTCCAAGAAGAACACTACCGACGACATTGACCTCAATGTGATCGACGAATTCCGCAAGGAGTCCGCCGTCCTGGACTCCCTCATTTTCGACACGGCCGTCAACCCGGCTGGCGGAGGCGCAACGCTGACCTACGGGTACCGCCGCCTCAAGACTGAGGCAACAGCTGCAACTCGCGAATACAACACGGAGTACGCAGACCAGAACGTGACCACCGAGAACAAGACCGTGACGCTGGCCGTCATGGGCGGTTCCTTCTCGGTCGACCGCGTTCTCGCCTCCCTCGGCCCCGCAGCCTCCGGCAGCGTCGCGCTTAACATGGCTCAGAAGATCAAGGCAACCCGCGCGAAGTTCCAGGACCTGGTCATCAACGGTGACATCTCCAAGGACGCGCACGGCTTCGATGGCCTGGATAAGGCCCTCACCGGTTCCTCGACCGAGTACGGCAAGGACAAGGTCACCGACTGGACCGACCTTGACACCAACGGCGCAGCCTTCAAGGCACTTGACGCGCTCGATGAGTTCCTCTCGATGCTCGACGGAACGCCCACTGTGCTGGTCGGTAACAAGCAGGTGCTCGCCCGTGTCCGCGCAGCCGCCCGCCGCGCTGGAATGTACACGAAGAACCCTGTGGAAGGCCTGCTCGGCCCGAACGGCCGCCCGATCAACCGCGAGACCTACGGTGACATCATCCTGGTTGACGCAGGAGATATGGCCGGATCCTCGGAGCAGATCATCAAGGTCACCGACCGCACCGTTGCCACCAAGGCAGCTACCGGCCTGACCGACCTGTACGCCTACCGCGTCGCCCTCGACGGCTTCCACGGCGTTGCCACCACCACCGGCCACCTGGTCCGCCAGTACCTGCCGGACTTCACCACTCCCGGTGCGGTCAAGCGCGGTGAGGTCGAACTCGGCCCCGTGGCCGTTGCTCTGAAGGCCACCAAGGCCGCAGCGGTCTTCCGTAACATCAAGGTTCGCTGAACCCGCTCAGACTAGGCGAAGCCCTCCGACGCGGAGGGGACCCGGAGGGCTTCGCCGCCCACGGAAGGGAGGCCAGCGTGGCCGATGAAACGCCGAACCTTACCGAGTACACCTCTTGGTGCACGCTGGAAGGCCGAGCCGAACCAACGTCTACCGCCGCCCGGCTCATCAAGAGCGCGGCCCGGCTGGTCGAGTCATACCTCCGGTGCTGCACGCGCAGAGGCACGGCGGGCGAAGCTGAAGCTATCCGCGACGCGGTTTACATGCAGGTCGCGTTCTGGGAAGAAAACCAGCTCACGCCCGGAGCGGAAGCACTGAAAGCCACCCAGGTGACGCAGGCCTCGCTCATGGGCGCGTCCATCCACTACGCGGGAGCCGAAGAAGCCGCCCAGGCCCGCTGGGAAGCCTCCCAGGCCCTCTGCTTCGAGGCACGCCTGACTCTCGGGCTCGCGGGAATCCACCTCGCCCAGCCGGAGGTGATCGGATGAAGATCCTCGATATTTTCGGAGATCACACGATCACGGCCTGGCAGACGGTCGAAACCGCATACGGCCCACAGAAAGGCCCGGAGTGGCTGATCCAGGGCTGCATGGTGGTTGAGGAAAACAAGCTGGTTCGAGACTCGAACGGCTCTGAGATCGTCTCCACCGCACAGGCAGCTATTCCACCCGAAGCCAGGCAGGACCTGGAGCCGGGAACAATGGTTCGACTGCCTTCCGGGCGGGAAACAACCGTCATCTCGGTGGAGAGTGTCATGCCGATGTCTCTAGACCTCCCGTGCTTCGTGCGCCTAAACCTCGCGTGAGCCGCTTATGGGAATCATCGTCAAAAGCAACTGGCGGGGCGAACTAGTCAAAGCTAGATCGCGCGAGAGCGCCCAGGCCGGAGTGATCCGTGCCGCCGAACACCTGCGGACTCAGGCAGTCCGCCAGGCACCAGTGGATGAAGGAGACCTGCGCCGGAGCGCCTCGGCTGTGAACCTCAGCGGCCTTGGCCTCATCCAGGCGGCTGTAACGTTCAACCGGCCCTACGCTGTCCGCCAGCACGAAGAACTCGGCTACCGGCACCCCAAGGGCGGCAAAGCCAAGTACCTGGAGGACCCGATGAACTCTGAAGCACAAACCATGCTGAAGATCATCTCTGCAACCATCGCGAGGGGAGGCTAACAGTGCTCGCTGAAGTCATCGACGCGGTCTGCTCCCACCTCTCCCAGGCGGGAATCTTCTACTACCCAGGCGCAACAGCCGCCTACAAGCCAGGCGCGGGCCAGGTGCCCGTGACCGCTAAAAGACTGCCCGCGCCCTGGGACACCGCCGCAGCTGTGAACGTCTACAGCCAGGAGCTACCGCTACCAGGCAGCGACACCGTAATGGTCAGCTTCCAGGTGCACGTTCGCGCTTCTCCCACCGCTGACATTCTCGCAGACCGAGCTGTGGAGGCCCTGCACGGAGTGCACGCCGCCCAGTGGGGAACCCTCCACGTGGATCGTTGCGTCCACCTGCACACCGCACAGCTCGGAGCCGATGAAAAAGGCCTCGACCACCGCACAGACAACTTTCAATTAATCTTCCACACGAAAGGAAAATAAACCATGCCTGAATCCCAGGGAGCGCCCGGAGCAGCCTCCGCAACCACTTCCGCAACCACAACCGAACCCACCCAGTACGGCTTCTCGTATGAGTACGGCGTAGATATCAAGATCAGCGATGAGTGGCAGCGCATCCGCTTCGTCTCATCCGTTAACCCCACTGTCTCGCCTAAGGAAGTTGACGCAGCCACCTACGACGACAAGGGCGCAGACCACCCGGTCCGCGTTGGTGAAACGCCGTCGCTGTCTTTCTATGTCCAGATGCACCGCCTCGAGTCCGGCATGTTCCTGCCCGAGGTAGAGGCGCTTCTCGCGGCAACCCGGCCTGATGCTGTGGGCAGCCTCGGCGTTGTCAGGGTTCGTTACTACGACAAGCCGGTTAACAGCTTGCCGAATCCGGACGAAGCCTACGAGCTTACCGCCACGGTCAGCGCAGAGCGCGCCGCTACCGGTAACGCGGAGCTTGGAGGCTGGAACTTCACGCTGAACGGCCAAGGCCCGCGCGTGAAGATCCCTAACCCCGCGAAGCCAGCGATCCTTCCCGCCTGACCCGCACCACCCCTACCGCCCGCCTCTGACTAGTTCTCCCGGAGGCGGGCGGCCTCTCATATACCCCTCGCTCTCGAAAGGCACTTCCCCTCATGCTTGACCTCACCAAATACGCACCCTACGAGCCTCTCACCCTCAAAATCGGCGACTGGGAGATTACAAGCCCCGTTCCGAACACCCGAACCGGGCTTCTCATTCAGAAGTTCTTGGAGCGCGTGGGCGCTGAGGCCGCCGGAAACGCCCAGGGCGAGATCGAGATCGACGGCTGGCCAGAAACCAACGAAGAACTGTCCAAGATGCTGCTAGGCGAAGCCGAGTACGAGCGCCTCGCGGCCTCGGACTGCCCGGCCTCCTTCATCTTCCTGGCCACTCAGGCGGCCTTGATCTACTGGTCTAACGGCGGTAACGAGGCCGCAGTAGAACTCTTCATGGCCCACGCTTTCCAGACCGAGGACAGCGCCCCAAAAGCCCTGTAACACCCCAAGAGTGGGCACCTTACGGCGTTGGTGAGATCGTCGGATACTGCGATGACGGCACGCCGCTGTATGAGGACTACCGGATCCCAGAAGAGCTGAAGCCGGTCTCACCGCAGCCCCAAGACAGTGCGCCCACCTGGGCAGAAATCGCAGCCAGGTGGGAGTACGTAGCCGCTGACCTCATGCAGTTTTATGGCCTCGCGGACTGGCAGGCCATGGAGTCGCCCTGGCCATGGTTCCACTCCCTGGTTATGCGCCTGCTTGATATCCCGGATAGCCGCCTCGCCCGGCTTTTCCCGCCACCACAGTAAACCGAATACAGAAAGGCGAAACGTATGAGCCAGCTTGACCTCGGAACCCTGATCGCAAAAATCACGGTCGACGATAAGGGCTTCACAGCCGGGATGGACGCGGCAACCCGAAGGACTCAGCGTTTCACCGCAGATGTGCAGGCTCAGGGTGGCGTGGTTGACCGCGTTTTCCACTCCATGGGCCGCAGCGCGAAAGCCTCCCTGCAGGTCGCAGCAACCGCAGCCGCCGCAACCACTGTAGGCGTGGCCGCGCTCGGCAAGAACACCCTGAGCACCGGCCTGGCGTACAACGCCATGCAACAGAACGCGAACGCGGCACTGAAAACCATGCTCGGCAGCCAGAAGGCCGTCAACGAGCAGATGGAAAAACTCGGCAAGCTCGCGCAAAACTCGCCTTTTAGCAAGGCGACTTTTATCAGCGCCCAGCAACAGCTGATTGCTTTCGGTGTCGAGGTTGAAAAAGTCATCCCGTTGCTCGACGCGATGCAAAACGCGGTAGCGGCCTCGGGCGGCGGATCGCAGCAACTGGCAGACCTGGCGTTCGTGGTCGCCCAGATCAAGGCCGCCGGTAAGATCACCGGCCAAGACCTGATCCAGCTGGGACAGCGCGGTATCAACGCGGCTGAGATTATCGGTAAGGCTTTCGGCAAGTCCAGCGCCGAAGTCAAGGCCATGATCTCCAAGAACCAGATCGACGCAGACCAGGCTATCGATGCTCTGACAAAGGGCATGATGGAAAAGTTCGGTGGGGCAACCGACGCGATTAAACAACAATGGTCTGGCGCTGCAGACCGTATTAAGGCTGCTAACCGTGATATTGGCGCGGACATCGGAAGAATGTTCATTGATCCGGCTGGAGGTGGCCGGGCGGTCGAGTGGGGCAACAAGCTCGCAGACGTGCTCCGCACGTTCCAGAAGCGCCTGCGAGAAGCCCAAGGCGGTATTGAGGACTTCCTCAGCCCCGCTTTCAATAGCATTTCCAAGGGCCTTGACGCGGCTAACAGCGCGTTGCAAAAGTTCGACGCGGCCAGGGCCGCTGCGCAGCTCGGAAAGCTCACCTCTTACACACCTCTGATCGGCGGAACGACAGCCGCCCTCATGACTTTCGCGCTCCAGCCTATCCCGGTGATAGGTCAACTGGCCTCAGCCATGGGGCCGCTCACGGTCGGTGTGGCCGCGCTGATCGCCGCGAGCCCTGAACTGCGCAAGGCAGGCAGCGCGTTCAGCGAGGCTTTCAAGCCTGGCGAGAAGATCCTGGCCTCCACCGCGAAGCAGCTCGCAGACCTGGCAATCCAGCTCATTAAAGACCTCTCCCCTGCCCTGGAGTCCGGCGCGAAAGGCCTCGGAACGTTCTTGACGAACCTTTCACCCCTGGCCCCGGCCCTGGTCTCGGTGCTCTCGGCCCTGGCCCCGGTCGCAACGGCTGGCGCGGAGCTGGCAGCGGCTTTCGCGAACCTACCTACTCCGGTGCTGGCAGCCGTCACGGCTCTGGCAGCCCTCCACGGGCCGCTCGGCCCGCTGGTCTCGAAGCTCACCGACCTGGGCAGCACGGGTAGCCGCGTCATCTCCGCCCTGGTCGCCCAGGCCCAGGAGATGGGCACGGTGTGGGGCAAAGCCGAGAAGAGCACGACCGGCCTGGGCACAGCGCTGGTCTCGAACATTGTTCCAGCCGCGAAGAGCGCGAGCAACGAGCTGAAAACTTTCGGTCCTGCCGCACAAAACGCTGGTAACGCGCTGACTGAGGTGGGCAAAAACGCAGCTAGTGCAGGCACCGGCGTTTTCAAGCTCTCCACACTGGCCAAGAACGCTGGCTCGGCCCTGGCTGGAGCTTTCGGCGCGCTGCTCTCACCGGCTAACCTCGCTCTCGGAGCGGTAACGCTGCTCGCAGCCGCTTTCGCCGCCTACTCCCAGAAGCAGGCAGAAACCACCCAGCGCGTGGAAGAGTACAAGGAGACTCTCGACCGTACAACGGCAGCTGTAACCACGAACACTCGCGAGCTGGTGCGGAACAAGGCTGAGAAAGACGGAGCGTTAGCCGCTTATGTCGCCCTGGGAGGCGCTGCAGACGATTATGTCCGAGCCGTCGCGGGTGAGGGCGAAGCCATGGAGCGCGTCAACAAGGTGCTGGCAGCGAAGCGCGCTGAGGCTGAGAAAACGGAAACGGCCTACATGGACGGCACTAACGCCGTCTCAGCGTACGCCTACGCTCAGAACAAGCTGGATCCGAACGTCGAGAAGGTCACGGAAAGCCTGAAGTCTCAGGGCGACGAGCTTCAGCGCGCCAAGGATGAGACGCGCAAGAGCGTGAGCGAGGCCGAGCGCGCAGTGGAGGTGGAGCGACAGCGCCAGCAAGCAATCGACAAGGCCACCGACGCTATGCGTGCGCAGAACGCCGCTCAGGGCAGCTTGGTTGACGCGCAACTGCGGAATATCGACGCTTCAGACCGCTTGAACAAGGCGATTGAAGAGCACGGCCAGGTCATGGCTGACGCTAACGGCAAGGTTGACATTTTCAACCAGAACAACCGCTGGTTTGTCCAAGGTATGCGCGACAAGATTCAAGCAATCCAGGATGAGGCCCGCGCTTTCGAGAAGACCAGCCACACCCAGGAAGAAGCCAGTGCCAAAACCCAGGAGTGGAGCACGGCCCTGGCCGAGATGGCCGAGAAAGCGGGTGTGCCTAGGGAGCAGATTAACGAACTCATCAAGTCCTTGGGCGGCATTCCCGAAGTCAAGCAAATGACGTTCACCGCCGATACTGAGGCGGGCAAGCGCGCTATTGAGGATTTCATTGAATCCACATCGAAGAAAAACGGCGTGCTCACGCTCGACGCGAACAACGATCCAGCCGTGGCGCAGCTCGCGCAAACCCTTGGTTTGGTGGAGGTGTCTACCGGCGTTTTCGCTATCGACGCGAACCGCGAACCGGCCACCGCGAAGCTGCTCGCGGGCCTTGCTCAGGTCAACACGTCAACCGGCGTGATGACGATTGACGCGAACAACAACCGTTTCCAGCAAGTGCTGGCAGCGTCGAAGAGCCAGGGCGACAACACTTCGGCGGTCATGTCGATCTATGCGAATGATTATGCGTCCGCGAAAGCTGAGCAAGCACAACGGTATATCAACTCGCTGAGTTCCTATATCGACGTGTACTACATGAAGCACGGCGAAAGCCCGCAGCTGCTACCCGATCATTTCGCGGACGGCGGCATCCGCCCGCCCGTCTTTGGCTTCGCGAACGGCACAGAGAACCACCTCGCGCAAATCGCACCGGCTGGCGCGATGAGGCTGTGGGCAGAGCCGGAAACCGGCGGTGAAGCATACATCCCGCTGTCTCGGATGAAGCGCCGACGCAGTGAGCGGATCCTTGCTGAGGTCGCCTCGCGCTTCGGAGGCACCTACCTGCCGGGGCGTGTCTCTCAGCACGCGAACGGCAGCGCTACGGCCAGCCAGAGCGAGCAGCCAGCTTCGGCCCAGACGGTCGTCAATTTCACCCAGAATATCCAGACGGCTTTCACGAGGCCCGACAGCGAGTACAAGAGCGAAGGCGCGGCCATTGCCCGCCTGGTAGGGAGTCTATAAATGGCCACAAAGCCCACACGCGGCTTCCAGATCTCCGGCGTGCCCATGGTCGACCCGAAGGGCCGCTGGTACCTGCTCCACGCCACCGGCGAGCGACCGCTCGCGCCAATGGAGCTGGGACTCACCCAGGCACCCTTGACGGACGGCGTGTTCTTCCCGCGTGAGCGCGGCCGCCTCGGATCCTCCCAGATGGCCCTACAGCTCCATGTGACGGACGCGGGCCGAGGCCAGGGAGGTCGCACCCAGCGCGACCGCAACCTTGCTGACCTCTACAACGCGCTCCAGGTGGGCAGGGAGACCACTGTCTCGATGATGATCGCGGGGCAGCTGTGCTCTCAGCGCTGCGTCGTCACCGCTGGCAGCTCCACTGAAGAGCACTCACCCGGGCTGCTCAAAGTCTCCCTGATCCTCACCCTCTTGGAGGGTGTCTGGAAGGCGGAGCCGGAAGAAGAGCTAGTCACCGGAGGCACTCTGGCCACCCTCTCCGGGTGTACGGGACCTGCGCGGCCCATGTGGAGCGTCAAAGGCCCGGTAAGCGGCCTGGAGATCAGGCAGGGTGACCGCGTGGTCTGCGCATGGGGAGGCAGCCTGCCTGCAGGTGCGCGTCTGGTCGTCGATGGGTGGAAGAGCTGGAGGGTGGACGGCGACGCACGCGAATGGTGGGAGGCTCCCGCCAGGGCTGAGGTCTCCACCGTCCAGGTCGGCGAAGCCGAACCCCTACTGCCTAACGCCCTCGGAGAATATGAGTTCACGGCCCGGCTCGACGGCTCGGAAAACCTCGCTGGGAAACTCAACGCTTATGTGTCCGCTACGTACCTGTAAAAAGGAGTAACGAGTGATCGAAAAAATCAGACTCGCCCTATATGAACCGTGGGGCAAGAAGATCGCCACCATCACCGAGTACTCCAGCCTCTCATGGGTGCATCCGCTGAACTCGCACTCCACCCTCAGCGTCTCCCTCCCTGACGGAGCAGACGACGCGGCCCTCTTGAAGCGCCTCTACACCCGTAGCGAGATCGCGCTGGAAGCCAAGATCAACGGCAAGTGGGTTGAACCGTTTTCCTGCCGTTTCTTCCCAGCCAATCAGTCCCTGGATCGCGTGAAGTCTGGAGACGGCCTGCGCCTGACCTACGTGGGTATCTCTAGCGCGCTGCGCTGGGCGAGCGTGTGGGAGCCTACCGCTGGAGATGAGGAAGGCAAGCGCGTTTTTTCCGCGCAGACTCCCGGCCTCATGCTCCACACCCTCATGGACGCTGCCAAGAAGCGCGGCGGAGCCAAAGGCTGGGCACCGGGACTGTCATACCGGTTCACCGGCCAGGTAGACAGCTCCGGCCACACATGGGGCAAGAACGCTTCCAACAGTTTCACGCCCTCCGCCTCCCTGGAGAAGGTGCTCGACTGGCTGGCCTCGAAAGGCGCGGTGGACTGGAGGACTAGCGGCCGCGAGCTGCAGGTCTACAACTCGGACACCGAGATGTCGAAAAGGCTCGAAAACGTGCGTTTTCGCGATGCTTTCGCAACCTCCACCCCGCAGACCGTGAGCCTGGAGAGCCTGGCGACAGTCGCCCGCTTCCGAGGCGAGAACGGCGTGATTTTCGAGCGTGAGAACCCGGCGGCTTTCAATGCTTTCGGACGTATCGAGCGCTGGAGTGAGCAAGGCCAGGTCAAACTGGAACCTACCGCGAACCTCTACCTGGAAGAACTGCTCAAACGAGGCGAAGCACCGCTCGAACAGCACCGCAGGGAGTGGGTGCTCACGCCAGGCGCGCCCTGCCTGTGGTCTGATTACCAGGTGGGCGACTGGGTGGAAACCCCAGCCGGACAGCTCCGGATCGTCGAGGCAGGCCTCACGGTCAACGAGAACGGCGAGATTAGCGGCTTCGACACTCTTGGTACCCGTATTCAGGCAATCCTGGAACGCCTCGCCCGAAAGACCACCGACCTGTCGGACGGCATGGTGGGTGGCGAAAACTCGCCCGTGACCTTCCGAGGCGCGGACGGCGAGCAGGGAACCCCCAGGACACCCACCGGACTGATAGCCACCTCAGACGCTTACATTACGCCGGACGGCTTCACTCGCAGCGTGGTCTCGCTTCGCTGGGAGCCTGTCAAGGACACGGTGGACGGTAAGAACGTCACGGTGGAAAGCTACCGGGTGAAAGTTACTCGACCTAACGTACCTGACTTCTATAGGGAAGCGTCGAGCAACTTCTACAGCATGGAGGGCACTCCAGGCGAACGCTGGACGGTCTCAGTTCAGGCGGTCACCAGGCAGAAAGCCATGTCCGGCTTCAGCAAGCCGGTGGCCGTCACCCTGGCACGCGACAGCGAGGCACCGCCGAAGCCTGAAGCCCCTACAGTGACCTGCGACCGCGAAGTGATCTGTGTGAAGTCCAGCAGGCTGAGCACCGCCGGTGCTCCGATGCCCCCGGACGTAGACCACTGGGATATCAGCGTGTCCACATCGCCGACCGGGGCCACACCCTCCGCGACCGCTGCGGCCGCCGGGAACCTCACCTGGTACCAGGCGGGACTCAAACCCCTGAACTGGTACTACGTGCGTATCCGGGCCGTGGACATGTCCGGAAACGAAGGCCCCTGGTCTGCGGTAACGCCAGTCCAGGTGGACGTGTCTAAGACGGGTGTGGGAGCGCTCGACGAGTACCTGATTACCGGAGGCGTGCTGCAGACCAGCAAGCAGCGTGACCGAGGCGTGAAAGTCAACGGCTCCGGGATCGTCGCATATGACGACCTGGGACGGCAAACCGTGCGTATCACCGGCCAGACCGGTGAGCTGTCCGGTGTGACAATCACGGGCGGCCTGATCCGTACGAACGCTGACTCAGCCGAAGGGCTGCGGATCCAGGATGACACCCTGAAGATGCTCCACCTGGGCCGAACCTTGGTCGAGATGAACCGGCGCTCCACCCGCTGGAACGCGGCGGACGGTGGCAGCCATATCGTGGTCGAGCCGGAAGGCGCGCGAAAGCGCGTGGAACTGCGCTTCGGGACGACGCAGAACTGGACTAAGAATTACGGCTCCATTTTCATCGTCGATCCGGAAGAACAGAACTATTCCGGGGCATATGAGGTTGGTGCTTTCGTCATCTCCGGTAATGAGAAGGAGATCAATAAGTCCGGGCGCGCCGAGCTGGCCCTCGGTGAAGGCTCGAAATGGAGCCTAGGGACTCTTTTCGGCCCGAACCACTCAAGTATTGAGTCCGGCCACGACGGTCATATCCGTATGGCTGCAGACGCTTACATCGATGTCTACTCGAAGTCTGGGAATATCGCCCTGCAGGTTCGTAACGGCGGCGAAATCCGCCTCGAAGGAATCCAGCAAACCTCGGGAGGAATACCGCTGGCCATCGTGGGCGGCTCTAACGGTCAAGGCTGGAGCGTGGCTTACCAAGGTTCTGCGCGCCGCTTGAAGATGGATATCACCACGGTGGAGCGCCCCGAGCGAGTACTGGATCTGCAGCCGCGCGACTGGTACGACCGCGCCGAGTATGAGGCCTACGCGAACTACTTGGAGGACCACGCGCCTGGAGGCGCGGGCTCAGGCAAGTGGGATGCCCACAGCCAAAGGCCCGCCCGCGTGCCTGGTCTGGTCGCCGAAGAGGTGGAAGAAGCCGGACTGACCGAGTACGTCACCTACCGGAACGGGCAAACCTCGGGTGTCCGCTATGACCGGCTCTGGACTCTTCTCATTCCGATTGTCAAAGATCTATCAGCTCGGCTGGAGGCAGCCGAGCAGAAGCTACTGGAGGCCGAAAAATGACTGATATCGCCCTGAGCGCCGACGAAGTGATCGACGCTCTCACCCGTGAAAACGCAGAACTGCTCCGCCGGGCTGTGATCGCCGAGCTGACGCGAGACGCGGCCCTGAAGAAGCTCTACGAAGCCGAGAAGGAGGCCTCTAAGTGACGCTCATCCCCTACCCTGAAGGCCTGGGATATGGCCGCGTGACCGGCACCCTGGTTGACGGGCTGCAAGACGGCACAGACTCTGACAAGGCACCTGACCTGGACGGCGCAACCGGGCTGACCGTCGTCTTCCGCCCCACCGCGCCTATCATCCGCTTCAAGGGTAATCCGCCGCTGACAGTCCTACCGCGCGCCGTGAAGGTGAAGGTGGGCGCTGACGGCGTGCTCCGAGGCGAAGACGGCACGCCTGGCGTGGTGCTGCTCGCCACAGACGGCCCGCTGATCGACCCCTCAGAGTGGGTGTGGGAAGTCGAGATCACGGGCCGCCGCGACCTGGATATCGCGCCCTTCTATATGGCCCTGCCGAAAGACACCACGGTAGACCTCTCCCAGGCCGCGCCGGTCGACGCACAGCCCGGTATCGTGAAGATTGTCGACGCTGGCGAACTCACACGCCTGCAGGCCGAGACCTCGAAGATCACTACTCAGATCATCCAGGCGCGGGAAGCCTCCACGCAGGCCGTCCAGGCGAAGGGCGCGGCTGAGACTGCTAAGACTCAGGCCGCCCAAGCCCGCACCGACGCGCTGACCGCGAAGAACGGCGCTGACCAGGCGAAGGGAGCCGCCGAGAGCGCCCGCACCCAGGCCATCCAGGCCGCGAACGAAGCGAAAGCCAAGGCAGAGCAGACCAAGACCGACGCTAAGACCGTCGCAGACCTCAAGGCCGCTGTTCAAGACGATATCCGCAAACACGGCGGGATCAAGGGCGATAAAGGCGACCCGGGGCCACAAGGCCCGGCGGGGCCTACCGGGCCAGCGGGGCCTACCGGGCCACGCGGCGCGACTGGCGAGCGCGGCCCTGCAGGTGTAGACGCGAAGCTCCCGGCTGGAACGATCACGATGTTTGCAGGCTCTACCGCTCCCGCTGGCTGGCTGATCTGCGACGGACGTTCGGTGTCCTCCACTGACTTTCCGGAGCTGTACGCGGTGATTGGTACCACCTACGGCGGGTATGGGACTAACTTCCAGCTCCCAGACCTGCGCGGGCGCTTCCCGGTGGGTAAAGACACGGGAACTTTTGCAACCCTCGGCGGTAAGGGCGGCGAAGAAAAGCACACGCTGACTATTGCTGAGATGCCCGCCCACCAGCACGCCGGGAACGACCGCGCCTGGCATGACAAACAGAAACGAAACGGGCAACAGTGGTTCGCCGGTCTCAATCATGACGGCGGTAGCTGGATGGCTAACGCCGCGAACGACGGTCTGACCAACCAGGATACGGAAACCGGGACTACCGGCTCCGGCCAGGCCCACAACAACCTCCCGCCGTACGTCGTCATCAACTACATCATCAAGAGCTAGGAGCTTCCCACATGGCTACTTTCACTAATGCCACAACCCGTGAATCACTTGATATCGCGGTTCTTTCTGACAATGACCTGTGGTCTCTTCGGGCCATGGTGGACTGGGAGATCAACCGCCGGTCAGTGATCGGTAATTCCCCCGCCAGGCTGAAAGCCCTGTTCGAGGAGTACGAGGCTGCGGGCGGAGACCGTGGTCTCTTGGTCGACCGTGTAGACCCGGCAATCCGCAACCCTTCGGGAGCGGTGCACTCGGACATTGAAGGCCCTATGTGACCGGGCTTTAACCCCTCAGCCATCCCCTCACCAACACAGTTTTTAAGGAGCAGAACACATGGATTATCAGAACCTTCGGGCGGATGTTGAACGTTTCCTCACCCGCCATTTCTCCCAAGGCCGCGACGGCCACGAAATCGATAAGGTGGTCATCCACCACAACGCGGGCTGTTTGTCTGTCGACGATATCTATAACGTCTGGCAGGCCCGCGAGGCCTCGGCGCACTACCAGGTGACCGAGGACGGCACAGTGGGCCAGCTGGTCCATGACTGGGATACCGCCTGGCACGCCGGATCTTGGGCAGCGAACTCGACCTCCATCGGCGTGGAACACGCGAACTGCGGAGGTGCTGGCGAAGGCTGGCCGATCTCAGATGCGACTGTCATCGCCGGTGCCCGCCTGGTCGCGGCACTGTGCTGGGGATACAACCTTGGGCGGCCGCAGTGGTGTGTGAACGTGTTCCCGCATCAGTATTTCAGCTCGACTGCCTGCCCTGGCCAGCTCGCCACCGTCCACCGCGACCGTTACATGGCCGAGGCGCAGCGTTTCTACGACGAGCTGACCGGGGGGACGGCTCCGACGGTCTCACGTGCTGAGGCCCGAGCTGAGGCACCAGCCGAACAGCCCCACGGGCTGGAGGTCGACGGCGTGCCTGGGCCTGAGACAATCCGGGCGCTGCAGGCGGCACTTGGCACGCCTGTGGACGGCATCGTATCCGGACAGTACAAGGGCAACCAAAAGTACGTGCCCGCTTCCGATGGCCTCCGTAACTGGGAATGGCTCTACGTCGGTTCGGGAGCGTCGCCCATGGTCATGGAACTGCAGCGCCGCGTAGGCGCTGAGGTTGACGGAATCATCGGGCCGCGCACCATTAGCCACTTCCAAGAGCGCCTGGGCGTGGACGTTGATGGTTACTGGGGCGCTGCGACTACTCGCGCCCTGCAGGAAAAGCTGAACCGAGGGGAAGGTATCTGAACCATGCTTGGACTTAACTTTGATCCGCTGATTACCTGCGGCCTGGTGGGCTTCGTCTGGCCGCTAGTCCAGGCGGCCCTCGATAAGCCCTACTGGACTTCGGCCCGCCGCCGCGTGCTGGTCCTGGTCGCGGGCCTAGTCCTCTCCCTGATCGTCTGGTGGGCTGGCGCGTACCCCATGACCTGGCAGCTCATCGCTTCCCAGGCCTCTGTTGTGATCGCCGCCGCCGCGACGGCTTTCACCGTGCTGAAGAGCCTCGGAGTCATCGACTGGGTGGGACGCGCAACCCCGGGCGGTGAGTCATACGAGCCGCGCCATGTAAGCGAGGAAGGCTCGGAGTGACTACCGGATACATCATCATCACCAACGGCCTGCCTTTCCACGATCCGCTGTGGATCACGGCTATAGGCGGATTGGTCACGGCCTGCGGTGGTGTCATCGGCGGTATGTTCGGCGCGGTCGGTGCCGTGTCGAAAAGCCACCGGAAAACCCAAGAAAAACTAGAGTCGATCCGCGAACTAGCTCATGACGCGAAAGAGCAGACGACAAATAATCATCACACGAACCTGCGTGATGATATTGATCTGCTCGGTGTGAAGCTCGACGGGATCGCGAGCACTCAGCGTCTGCTCGGGCAGGAGCTGACGGCCCACGGGCAGGTTCTCGACCAGCTCCAGGCCGCCCAGCATCAAGACCGCTCGGAGCGCATGACGCTGGACTCTCAGGCTCATGATGAGCACGAGCGCCTGTGGCGCGAGATTGAGCGTCTGCGGAGTAATCCGCGCGGAGAGTGATTAAACCGCCCTCTGTCTCCCTTGTGTGGAGGCGGAGGGCGGTTTTTTTTCGTGTGTCAGTGGGCCTTGGCTACGGCGGCCTTTGGGATACGCCAATCGCGGCCGTTCTTGCGTGCCTGGAGTGATCCGACCTTGATCCGGTGCAGGACGGCTTGCTGGGTGATGCCGAGACTCTCGGCGGCCTCTGGCACGGTCATTGTCTGGAAGGCGTATCCGTCTGAGCGCGCGTCGTAGTTTTCTGCGAGCTCGACGTGGAGGCCGTCCAGGGTGAGGCTGTGGAGCTGTGCCAGGCCGATGGCGAAAGCGACCGCGCCGGGTGTTGTCTCGGACTCGAAGCGGATCAAAAGCCGATCCTGGCCGAGTTCGCTTTCCCTGGAGTGTACGCCTCCCCAGGGCGCAAACGGATCAAGGTTGAATTCTTCCGGGGCCGCTGAAGGCGGCATATCAAATTCTGCGATGTATTCAGGCATTTTAAGGGTTCCTCTCTGTCTTGGAGGCTGCTATGGTTGGGACATCCGCCTTGGAGCGGTCGAAGATACTAGCTCTATTTTCGACCGCTCCGAGGCTTTTTAGGGCTGGAAGCCGCTCCGCTTCAGCTGAGCCAGCGCGTTCTTGATTCCGCGCTTATCGCTCGGTGAAGTTGCAAGCTTCGTGATGTACTCGCCGTCTCGGTAGACCATCGGGTGGCCGTCCGTCGTGTAGCGGATCTCGAATCCTGCCTTGCGGAGCTGCTTCAGCAGCTTCTTGATGTCCTTGTGAACCATCTTTCACCTCCTCTCTTAAGTTGTAGTTATATTGTAGCACATGTATTTGGTTATAACCAAATTCTATAGGTATCTTTTGGTCTCGTTTTGGTAACAAAACTTTGCGTTAGGCGCTAAAAGCCGCGCCGAGCACGGAAGCGTTAGCCCTATCACGCTCCAAAGTCGCATGCTGGTAGCGCACCGCGACCTCCGGGTGCTTATGGCGGCCGCGCGCCATGATCTCCGAGAGCGTCGCCCCGGCCTGGGCGTAGAGCGTCAACCCCGTGTGCCTCAGATCGTGGAAGCGGAAGGCGGGCATACCAGCTTTCACCCTCGCGGCTCTCCACTCTTCATCGAAGCGCGTCTGAGACAGTGGGCGCGAGGGATCAGCCGCCGACGGGAAGAGAGGGGAGGTCTTGGCTTCGCCCACCCAGTGCTCCAGGTGAGCGCGCACCTGGGCCGCGAGTTCCTCTGGTACAGCGAGAACTCCCTCACTACCAGCCTTCGGAGCGGAGTACGAGGCCCCGCCGCCGTAAGCCTTGGAGTTCCACTGCCTGCGGATGTGCAGCACCGCGAGCCCTGGACTGTCGAGTCCCTCGAAGTCTCCGCGCTGCAGGCCGAGAACCTCACCCAGGCGCAGGGACATGATGGCCGCAAGGTAGGCGGCTATGGAGAGGTAGTCTGGCAGGGCTTCAGCCAAGGCGCGCACCTGGTCCGGCGTAGCGACCTTGGAAGAGTCGAGGCCTCGGGCGACCTGTGGTTTAGGCACGTGCAGGCGGAAAGGCACAGCGTTCAGGCCGCCCTCGCCCTGGTCGACGGCGGCTAGATATAGGGAGCGCAGCACGCGGGAGACGTTGGTGCGCACCGCTGGGGTTTTACGAGACCGGAGCAGCCGGTCTACATCGTCCTGGGTGACCTCGCCCAGCTTCTTCTTACCCAGGGCCGGGAGGATATGCCGGGAGAGAGTGGAGCGGTAGGTTCTCAGCGTTCCGTCACTTCGGCCTGTCTCTACGAGCTGGTCGAGCCACTTCTCCGCCCAGGCGGAGACTGTCAGCTCTTTTTCTTCCAGGGCTTTCGCCACAGCCAGGGCCGCAGCCTCCCGCTCGCGCGCGGCCTGCCTCTCACCCTGTACTTCTTCAGGGGTCTTGTAGGTGCCCCGGACGATATCAGCTTTAGCGAGGGTGAGGGCTGCTTTAGCCTCGGCCAGGCTGCGATAGCTTCCGACCATGTGGCGCTTGCCCTGGTAGCTCACTCTCACCCGGTACGCTCCCCGGTACAGCTGTATCCCTCTAGGCAGCTCTGCAGGCATGATCCTCCCCTACACCGTGATACCGTTTTTGATACCGCTTTTCGGCATAAAAGAGTATAAACGGGTATAAAAGAGTATAAAAGCCGCTTCGTGTAAAACCTTGTGTTTCCAAGGGAAAACCCCGGTTTTCCAACGTTTCTGAAACGGTATCAGTGGAGATGGGGGGAATCGAACCCCCGTCCAACAGCCGACCCCGAGGTCTTCTCCGAGCGCAGTCTGCGAGTTATTTCTCAGCCCCTGGCATCATGCAGACCTGCTACCAGATAGGCTCAGTTGATTAAGTGTCGGAGCCGTCCTACCAACACGAACGGCACCCAGTGGCTTCCTAAACGACGCCAGACACCGGACCGGAAGCACCTTCCGGGCTGACGGACTAAAGGTTCACGCGGCAATCAGGCGGCGAGAACGTAGTCGGTGCGATTCTGTTCGGCACCTATTTGTTTGCACACATCGTTAACGAGTAGAGCATGCCTCCTCGGCTCGCTTCCCCTCGATCGACGACCGCTGTCGAAACCGATCATCCCCTATTGAGTTCTTCACTCACCGGCGCCCTGCCACCACAGCAGCACAAACACCGGACTTGAAATCATACGTCCCCGCAGCAGACCTGGCAAGAGAAACCCATGGAGGCT